GGGATTGTATGTGAGTGTTATGAAGCAATTTTCTGAATGTAAGCTGGCTTCGTGTACACATCGCATTGCCCATTCCTGTGATCTCTGCATACGGCAGCCTATACACTGCCCGCAGGGAATTTGCTGATATTGAGTTCCGGGACTGTCATAGAATACTATTTGCCCGGTTGGTGTTCGCCAGGCATCCAGTGGCTTATAACAGGGCATTACAGCCGTGTTCCGCCTCGCATTGGCCTGGGCTTCATATTGATGCTGTTGATGCGTGTACCGCGCCTGTAGTTCTTTTTGTTGTTGCGTTTGCCCATTTTGTAACGTCGCATGACTTGCTCCTCTGTTTGTATCTAACGATACGCTTGACTGGTACGTTTGTCAACGACCAGTCGGCACAGTTAGAAACAAGTGTATGTACTGTGCCTCGCGATCGGTAATAGATCGCGCCGGCTGCTCGCCGGTGTTTTGCGGATGCTCCAGTCATCCTTGTCTTGAGCCATCCATGGCTCGCTTTGGTCTGCAATAATGAATTGCAATTTTTATACCAATTATATGTAATTATGTTACATTTTTTTATAGACATTTTAGTAACAATTTTGTATATTATTTATATGGAATGTAATGTTACATTCCTTGAACCTTAAGAGGGCTTAAACCATGAATAATTTAAGTTACGCCGAAATTAATGATATCGGCGAAAGTATTATTGAATGTATTGAAGACCTAGAGAATGAAACTATTGATCTAGGATCATTTAAGACATCAGTGGGCGACCTAGCCCAGGATCTTATCGATGCTAACAGTTGAAGAATTAAAGAAACGCATTAAGCGTGATCAAGAGTTGTTTGAGCATATTACTGCTGAACGTGAAACCGTTCGTATTAGGCTTTATCGATATAGAAAGGCTGTTATAGCCTTGAATGATGCTGAGGAAGAGCTTAATTTTGACCCAAGTGATTAAAAAAAGGGGGGCATTGCCCCCCTTTTACTATGGCACCGGTTCTTTTACCGGTGGAGTCTCCACAGCCTGGTTATCAACAATTACATGCATTGGTTGTATGTCCTGCTCTGGTTCCATCAAACCCCATGAGACTAGCTGATCTTTATTTTCCGGATTATGAATATAATCCATGAATTTTGCCGGATCATTGTTGAAATGTTTTCTTATTTCTGATGGTACTAATGAGAATGATTCCTTTGCTTTTAATATTGCATTCATTGATTCCTGGAAATCGTTTCCTGTGACATCATCATATGTAAATTGCTGTAGTTTTGCTACTTGTGATATTAACTCAGTGCCATGCCTGGCTACTATATTATTAATATCTACTTCCGTTTTATGACTTTGTTCTGTTTTTGTTTCTTCGAATACATGACCACCCTGGTCTATACCCAGTTGGTTACCTTCATTATCGTATTTTGTAAACATCATTTTGCTCCAAATATTTTACGTTTTGCGTTATCAACGCCTTTTAATTGAGGGAATTTTCGCCGTGCTTTATCTAACATTTTCAATTGTTGTTGTTTTGTCATTGGTTTTGTTTTATCTGGTAACTCAGATTCTAACCATTCCATTACGCGTTTTGTGGTTTGTCTGTCAACATTGGATTGTTCTATCATGCCTGCTATTGCTTGCATTAACATTTTTACAGGCTCTGCAATATCCGTTTTAGTTCCAACATATTCCGTTTCTTTTTCTACTTTTGCTTTTTGAGCTGAAGTAAGTTTAGCCTGTTCGAACAATAATTTTGCTTGTCCTAATTGTACTTTTCCTACGTGACCCATTCCGGCTGAAACACCTTTTGCACTGGGCGTTGCCCTGGCTGATGGTATAGGCATACTACCTCCTGCCGGTGACTTAAATCCACCCGTTGCTGCTAATATTGGATTTAAACCTGCTGACTTTAATCCTTTCATCTGTAACCCTGGTGAATCCTGTAATAACAATCGCTGCCTATCGTACTGTTCTTTAGACTTTGCTGTCGCGAATTCACTTTCTCTACCAAACATATCAATATCATGTGCTTTCTGTAATTCAAACATATGTGCACTATGAGCTTGCGAGTCCTCCTGCAACTCGCTTTCCATTCCAAAATCTACTAGTCCACCTGTTAGATCACTAATAAATCCACCGAATCCCATAACTTTACTCCTTAGAAATGATCGATCATGCCTGGTACACCGAATACGGGCATTGGTCTTGCACAAATGAGCTGATTATATGTATCAACTATGAAATGTGGCTCTGACGGTACCTGTATACACCTGTCTAATACTGATGTTGAAAGACCGTCTTCTTCAATAAATGACTGACTCAATGAAGGTAATGATCCAAAGTGTTGTGATAAATGCCATGCTTCAAGTGATGCTGTTGCAGCGTTCTGGAATAATCCTGAGATTTGTGAAGGTTTGTAACGATATTCATCGTACCTTGGAATATAACCAAATACTAAATCGTCGTTTGCCGACCCATCGCAATATATTTCTTTATTGAGAATTGCCTGTTCGCCGAGATGAGCTAGTGATGGCCAGTATATATCATACCTAGTTGAATGCGAAAAATGACGGTTAAGGCCTTCCTGATAAGTTAAGTCCATTCTTACAGACATTAGACCCATTACAATGCCGTGTTCATGGAATGATTTATTGAATCCATGGCCTTTTATAGTAAATGTTCCGTATCCTGAGAGATCGCCGACACCTAATTGACTTCCTGATGTTGTTGGCGCTTGCTGAACTACCGGTGAAATATTAATTGGTGAACTGCCACCGCCTAAATATTCCGGACGATAACTTGCATCGTAAAACGATACTCCGAAGTGATTTCTGATAATTTCAGGGTAACGTGTTCCTGCTCTTGCATCTCGCTCTAATAGCTTTTGTACCTGAAACGCTTCTCTTAAATCGTTTACTGTTGCTGCTGTTGCATTTGTTAAATCTGCATAAAGTTTATATGTATTATTAATTGTTGCACTTACATCAACGAATGTTGAATCCGAATCAAGTAGATGTGCACCTGATCCTATATTAGGCGCTAGAATTGATGGGTTTTGTCCTGCGGCAACTGCATTTGTAGCGACATCCGCAGAAGTTCCTAATGGTAGTGTTACTGCATCGCCTTTTTGTGGCCATGGCAATGCTGATGTAAAATAATCATGGCGTTTTCCACGCCTTTGTAATGCAACCCTTTCTGCTGAGGCTTGCATATCATCTGGACCATCACCTGTATTAAGATTTGTGCTGTCAATTAGGTTCTGATCGCGAAACCATTCCGAATATATTCTAGAGTAAGCTCTGAATGGTAGTGCTGATATATCTGTTGTATCCGGGTCTACGCCATCCGGTACACCTAAATAGTTCATCAACATATTTGCTCTACCTTGTTCTGTTGCTAATGATACATCGCAATCTGATGTATTAGCTCCTTCTAATATTGGTATTTGATAGTCAATTGAATCACCAGGGTCTGTTTGTTCTCCACAGAATTTTCGCCAGTTATCCCATATAATACGATTAGGTACGAAAAAGAAATGTGTATCAACATACATATTATCCATAATCGGGAATAGCGGTGTTGCCATCCTTGCGAATATTGTTGACTGCATGTTAAAGGTGTCGCCTGGTAAGACACTGTCCCAATAATATGGAATTAGCCATCCTGCATCCATTGTAAACTTATGACCGAATGTTCGATTGAATTTTGATCTAGGTGCATCGATGTTAGGTGTTGTAGCAAAGTTGTGTTGCATTACTGATTGCATTTTTTATTCTCCGGTTTTTTTATCGTTTTATAATCGACATGCCAATAATCGAATATTATTACTCTTACATAGGTAAAGGGGGCATATAGCCCCCTGAACATAATCATCCTACCGCTTGAATTGATGTATCTGGTTTTATGTCTGGTCTGACATCGTGTCCTGAATATATTTTTGTTGGTTCACACGGTTCGATTTCTCCATTGTGTGTGTTAAATTCTCCAATTTTGTACATAACGAAATCATCCTTGTTTTTATTTCCTTCGATTGAATGTGTGAATGCTCTAATAGCACTCGCTGTATTAATTTCGACACGTGGATCATTGAATACTTCCGCTACTGTATCTTTTACTGAAATAATAACTTTTAACATTTTAGAGACTCCGTTTTAGAGGTTTAGTTTTTGCCTGGGCTACATTATGACGAACTGCCAGACGCTCAGGCGTATTGTCTGGCGATTCGTATCCTTTTTTAGCGCGTTCCGCTTTTACATCGTCTATTTGATCTGAATCAAGTTTTTCCATTACTTTGTCATAATACCGAGGTATTTTTCGGGGCTTTCCGTTGACATGCACATAATCTTTGGGGTAACAATCTCGGTGATAACGTGTAACCCAGTTGTGAGCAATGCCAGTACCATCAGAACCACCACGAGACATATTGGTGTATTCTGACAAGACCTGATGAATTTCTCCAGTAAAACTATTATATCTTTCATAGGGTTTTAGACCGGTTTCCGGATCTATCTGCTCTTGTGCTTTTCCGGTAACTTTTTTCATTATATAACGTGCTACATAGGCTGCTGATTCAAAGGTAACATCGCCGACCTGGACGAAACCATGTGTCCATATTTTTTCTAGTGTTGGGGACATGTAGAGGTCGTAGCCTGATGGAGCCGTTCCGTAGAACACCCGATCTGTAAAATCATGGCCGAATATAATAGCGTGATAATGAGGACGATTGTTTTTTTCTCCATATTCACCACACATGTAGAATTTAATTTTTTTGGGTTTTAGATGCGCTCTTAAACGGCGCATAAATTTCTGGAAATGTTTTTTTCTTAGTCCACCATCCGGTGGTAAATTTTCGGGATTGTATGTGAGTGTTATGAAGCAATTTTCTGAATGTAAGCTGGCTTCGTGTACACATCGCATTGCCCATTCCTGTGATCTCTGCATACGGCAGCC